TTGAGGTGTTGGTAGATGTGGTAGAATCTCTCGACATGAACCATCATGTTCGAGTTGTATACTAAGTTGTTTTCAGCATCTTGGCCAAATGCAATGATATCAAAACCTGCATCAGAAACTTTTTGAACCGTGTCTTTATCACAGTTCATGAGAATCATAACTTTATCACCAGTGAAACCTGATTCGTTGATAGAGTTGACCCAATATTTTATCTTTGCCCAATCATAATTTGTTGAGCAACCAATCACACAATCCATAATATCTCCAATTATAAATTACTATACTTTTTAAATAGTTTTAAACCTTGACCTGGTGTATCCTTCAAATATTTATCTCGCAGTTCTGGTCGCCCAAATTCACCAGCGCCTGCTTTTGACACAAACTCTTGTGCTTCTTTGATGGTTTTGATTGAACCATTGTGTTGTGCCAGATATGCTGAAAACTGCACATCAGGAAACTCCTTCTTCATTGCCAACAACGCAGTCAAGTTAGACATCGCATCATCAAACAACCGAACACGACTAAACTTTCCATGCTTCAAATACTTGCGAATGATTGCTACCTTCAGGGCAGCAGAAGATCCAGGTGTATTACCTGCTCTCTCCACATACACGTGATTCATATCCAAACCATGCTTACGGAATGTGTCGAGGAATGTATTCTTGTCATCGAAATCGGCACGTGCTGTAATGATTATAACACGACTATTGGGTTTATTCAAGACATTTTTTAATATTGCCTGTGCTTTTGCCATCATTCGTGGTATAACTTTAGATTCTTTGTTGAACTTTTCGGCAGACTTGAATTGATCAAAGTCATACTTCTCACCAGACTTCAACTCGTATGTATTATACTCCTGATTGCTCAACTCTCTCACTACCTTACCATCCTTCTTTACGGCAATCTTGGCAGTTGTCTGAAATAGAGTTTCGTCAATGTCGAAGATGGTAAGTCCACCACCATCCTCAACACTTTCGTTTAAAAATTCACTAAAAGTTTTCATACGGCAAACGAAGAACCACATCCACAGGTTGATTTAACATTAGGGTTGCGAATAGTAAAGTTTGCACCTGATAAACTTTGTGTATAATCCAATTCTGATTCATTCAAATATTGTAAACTTACACTGTCTACAACAACTGAAATTCCATCTTTGTTAAAAACGAAATCATCTTCTGCGGGAGGTAGTTCCTCTAACGAGAATCCATATTGGAAACCTGTGCAACCACCACCCTGAACAAAGACACGCAACTTCAACGATGGGTCTTCCTCTTCAATAATAGATTTGATTTTCTTTGCTGCTTCTGTTGAGATAGTAATCATTGGGTATATTTTTCCTTATAATCTTTTATCGCTGCTTTGATTGCATCTTCGGCTAGAATAGAACAGTGTATCTTCACAGGAGGTAGAGCCAGTTCTTCTGCTATGTGAGTATTCATTATGAGTGCTGCTTCATCAAGTGTCTTACCCTTGACCCATTCAGTTACTAACGATGATGATGCTATTGCTGAACCACATCCGTATGTTTTGAATTTTGCATCTTCAATAATACCATCATCACTCACTTTGATTTGTAGTCGCATAACATCACCACACGCAGGAGCACCTACCATACCAGTGCCAACTCGTTTTATTTCTTTCGCAAATACGCCAACATTTCTTGGATTCTCATAGTGATCTAATACTTTGTCGGAGTATGCCATTTCATCCTCTCGTTAGTGTGAGTATTTTTTGTATCTGAGCTTCAACCAACACCTTACGGTTTGGCCAATAGATGTATTCTTTATCTGCGGTCTTCAATAGTTTGGTAAAGAATGGTAGAACCAACTTCTCCACTTCTTTCAATCGTGCAGCATACTCTTCTACGGTATCTGCCTTTTCTGAAATGACTGCATTATAATCTGCTTCTGATACAGCAGAAAAACCAAAGTCATCATCACCATACTCTGCTAATATTTTACTTAGGTCATATCCCATTATTTGCTCCAGTTCTTTGCTGCGGTAAAATTTTGATGTGAGAATTCTAAACGGTCTACCAACTTCAATGCACTACCTTTGATTCTATCTACGGCAACAAATCCTTCAGGTGCGGTTATCTTGAATCCATTATCGGTGCGAACAAATGTGCCGATTGATTTGATGGTTTCCAACTTGCGAATAATCATCAACTTCGCATCCACAATCAGGTTCATCAATTCAAAGATATGTGTGAGAGCAATATAGTTTGAACGATAGAATCGCATCACTTCTGCTTTTTCTTTGATACGTTTGTCTTTCGTATCTTCTTTCTTCGCAGCAAGAATTTCTTTGTTCAGTTTGTTTTCAACATACTCCATCAACTGTTTAGTATGAAGTGCGGGATTTACAATCTTTTGACCTGCACGAACTTTGGTATTGTTGAATGTTTTGATTTGTTCCAAGTGCGTTGATGATGCCGCAATACGATTCAATGCCATCGCAGGAATTGTTTGGAATGTGCGACCAGCAGTTGATAGAATCGATGACAGTTGTTTCGTTTCTTCTGCTGTGAATGTTGCTGTGCCAGATGCATCGGTGAATGACGCATCACGAAACCACACATCTTTAGTTGTTTGTAGGTGTCCCAAATCAATGTTGAATGATGCTTTCATATTCTCGATTTCTTTACCTGTGTAGGATGTATGGAACACCACACCAAGTTGTGCGGCCTGCATTGTCTTCGCAAGTTTAGATTCTACTGGAACAGCATACACAATCGTATTGGGTTGAAATACAATATACTCATGACCATCAATCGTTTCATTCTTCAAGTCATCTTTGGTAAACATCATATCACCTTGTAGAATACCTTTGATACCCAACTTGGGCAGATACGCAAGTGCGATTTTTAGTTTCTCGTTCAGTCCTGCACTTGTATGATTTTCATCAATATCTTCATCAGTATAATTCAGTTTGGCATTCTTATTGAATACTGACTTCGTGCCAACAAAAAACTTTCCGTTCTCTGGATTAGTCCCAACAAAAATAGAAGGTGCTCCATCCCATTTGGTTGTGACATTCACATGCGACTGTGCTTTACCTGCCAACATATCACGCAATGATTGTAGAAAGTTGATAGACTCTCTCGCACCAGCAACACCAGAATTGAGAACATTATCCTCAAGGTGTTCAAGGTGAAGGTTCTTACCTTCTTTTGCTTCGGTTAAGTATTCTGTGAATTTCATTTTTATATGAATTTACCCATTTTAAAAAATGCGTTTATTTTACCTTGAGCATTAGCACCACCAGTATCCGTAAAAGTAACATTACCGTCTAATATAACTTCTCCATTTGGTGATTTAAAACTAATGCTTATATTTTTAGTTGCTTTATTGCGTTCAAGATGTAAAGTAAAATCGTTTTGAAGTTGAGCAAGAACCTCACGCATTTCTTTTGATTTTCTTGAAGAAATAACCTTCTGTTTTTTTTGTCCTATAGCAGCATAAAAATCATCCGCACTATCCAATCCTAAGATTTTAAGAATGCGGCGATTTACATCTGTTTTATTTTCCTCATAATACTTATTGAATAATTTTACAAGCAAATTAATTACATCTGGATGAGTTGTTTTTGAATAATCACGTGCGTCTTTGCCAGTTTCACCTGCTTGAATTTTGGTTTTAATAATTGTTTGTAACGCATAGAGTTGATCTAAGTCTTTCTTAGAACCATAGTCATCGACAAATTTTCTAATAAATTTTGGTATATCTTTACCAAAAGATTTAACATCAGGTTCATCATAAAAAAGATTTTTTACTAGTGAAATATATGTATTATTTGATAGATTAATACTTGGGGTTTTATAAGCCTTCAATGAAGCACTAATACGATCAACAATTTCACGTTTGTTCATTTTTCCAGAAGTCAATATTAAATCAGATTTACTGATACCTTTTTCTTCTACACCAGTTAAATGAATATCAAATTGTAAAGCATTATAATCATTACCATTCAAAATCATGTCTTGAAAAATTTGACTTGCGAGTGCTGCTCCAGCAGATTCCATTCGAATCATTTCACCAGGTAATGACTTTTTGTCTTTATCTGTTAATTTTGCTGATGTAAGTTCTTTTTTCTTTTGAAGCATTTGAACTTTAAGCACAGAAGGCTTTGATCGTTCAGTAGTAAGATTACCACCAGCATTCTCGATTAATTTGGACAATTCATATCCTGTCACATACTCGGAATAATAACCAAGTCGGGACTTCATATCAATTGTATCTTCTTTCAACATATTCATATTAATTTTCACAGAAATTTTTTCACCAAAAGAAAGGCTGTTTATCGCATTTCTAACTCTTTCAACAATACTATTAAATAAATTTTTTAAAGGTTTCAGAAAATTAAATGAAATTTCTGTTATTATATTTTTATAAGTTTTCATTTTTTTATTTCTATTTTGTAATTACATATCTACCAGAGGTTGGAGACATAGCTGATGCATACGTATATAATTGCAATAAAACACTATTTTTTTTGATTTGTAAAGCTAAATCATTTTTAGATGCGTTTTCAGTAATATTTTTCACTTTTTTTCCTTCATTAAAATATTTCCTCATCAATATTTCAAAACTAGCAACTATAGTATTAACACTTAACAATATTCGTTCATTTTTATACGCATCATATAGAGTAGGTTTTAAAAGTTTAGCTTGAGCGAAATTCAAATTACGTTTTTTTCCATAATCAAACACACCTCTGGATTTTATAATTTGTTCGAGTAAAGCTTCGGTTGCTTTTTTTGTATTTAAAATTTCAGCCAATTTTTTACCAGTTTCTTTTGTGTTTGCTAATTTAGCATATTTTACATTTAAATCTGCAATACCTGAAGTATAATCTCTAACTCCTGTAGCAAAAGATGTAGATAATTTCTTTGCAAAAACTGGATCAACACGCGCCCATAAATCAGTAATTCCAGTTCCACTTGGATTTCCAGTTCCAAAACCAACAATAGAACCAAGTCTGGAATGTTTTCCTTCAATCTCACATTTTATTGTTGATGATGCAGACAAAAAATCACTGTGAGGATCATGTCTTATTTTAAAAAGAGGTTTAGATTTTGATAAACTTCCAAAATATATTTGGACATCCCTATCAGTTCCTCTGTTATCAGAAATATCAAAATATTTAACATTTTCTAATAATTCATTATTTTCTTCTTCAGTAAAATTGATTCTATAAATCTTCACTTCATCGGGTGCTTTTTTTAGAGATACACCCAATAAGTCACCCGACTCAATTAGTGAATTTAGAATTTGATTAAAAATTAAAAAACTAAAAGTTTTAGGTTGTTTTTTGTTGATATCAACTTGAGATTGAATTCTTTTTTTAGCAGCATCAGATGCAAAATAAATGTCTGCTGGACTCCATTTATTGATATCACCAAAACTTTTTTCATTTTTATTGGCAACTTTAAAAAGTTCTTCAATATTTTCCATCACCTCATCACCACCAGCACCTCCACGATAGTAAAAAATATCAGCCCAACCAGGACCTTGTATTTTTCCAAAATCATCATCAATCTTTTTTAAATCTTTTATAAGTTTTGTTGCGATATTTACCGAAGATTTAAACCAATCACCATCTTTTTTCTCATCATCCCTCAAGAATTTTTCTATTGAGGGTAAGGTGACTCCAGTGGTTTTTATATGTTTGAAAGAAGCATCTATTGTTTTTCGATGTTTTTCACTAAATTCAGAATAAGTTTCAGCTTTGAAGAACTTATCAATCTTATTTTCTCCAACATAATCCGCAATAGCACAAAACAATGCTTGTGCTGCTTCTGCTTCTTTCGGTGAACCTTCCGTTGCCATAAATTAATCCTCCTAAGTTATTGGTGTATTTATATCAATCCCACAGTGTTCGTGTTGTCCTTTTGGCATCCACATCGTAGTTAGTAATCAACAACTCTTCTTTCAGGTTTCCTTCTTTACGATGAACCATACCATACTGTAGTTTCCATTTCTTCAGGAAGTAGGATTTGTATCGGTCAATGAGATAGTCATTGACATTGTAGGTTATCATAAAGTTATGTGTGCATTTATCCACATTGTCGGCAAAGTCAGCATGAACAAACGATGAGTGCATCTTCCTACCAGTGCCATACAAAAAGTCTTTGATGTCGTATGGGGGGTCAAGAAATACAAATACATTTTTGCCAGGTGCCAACATCACTTTGGAATAATCGATGTTTGTAATCTTCCAGTTCTTTATTATCTTTGAATACCCTTTCAACTTACCGATATTCATTTCACTAAAGTTCTGTTGTGATGCGGTAATACTGAATGTTGAGTTCTCCGTCAAACCAGAATACGAACACTTGTTTAGAATATAGAAACTAACGGCAGCATCAAATGAGTTTTGGTTTTTCATTTCTGCCAAGCATTCATTGAACTTATCTTTGGCAGTGGCATCGTTCAAAGTCTTCTTGATAGCAAGGATAGCATCCGATAGATTGTCTCCATCCTTCTGTAGCACTGTCCAGAAGTTATACAGTGGAACATACAAGTCATTCACCCATATTGGTTTGTCTGGATACTTCTTTGACATATGAATACTCATCGAACCACCACCAAGAAATGGTTCACGCCATTCTGCGAAATCGACAATCCACGGATCAAGAGTTTTGATTGCTCTGGTCTTACCACCAGGATATCGTAGTGGAGATTTTAATACGTTGTCACTCATATCTTGAATCCTTCAAACTTGTTCGGTCTTTCTCGTTCACCAAATGTATTCAGTGGTTTGTCATCGTGTCCCGCATCGGCAATATCAACTTGTGCTGATTGTTCTACATCATACAGTCTCATCTTAGACCTGTCAATACCAATGACAAATCGTTTGTAGTTGTTTGGGTCACCATAACGATTCTTCAACTGCTTGACCATAATCTGATTCAGTTGTTCTAGTTCTTCTGTCGATATCAACGCAAACATAAAGTCAGCAGTCGCAGGAAGACCAAATGATTCTGAAGTATCTTCAAGACCAGGATCAGAGTTTGTAAATCCAGAACGAGTTGTTTGTGTCGCAGATACCACAGGAACAGAAAACTCAACTGCTAGACCACGCAACTCTTCGGCGATTGCTTTGATGTACGAGTAACTATTTACATTAGCACCTGGTTTGATTCGAGCAGATGAACAGATATTCAAGTAATCAATGAAAATAATATCAGGAACGAAATTCTTTTTCAACTGCAATTCATTCAGCAACGCACGAAAGTGCAATGCCGATGCCGATGCAGTCGGATACTCTTTGATAATCAATTTGCCTTGTGTCTTGTTTCGTAGGACTTCAAACTTTCTGTCATAGTCAGTCTTAGTCATTGTCTGCAAATAGTTCATGTCCACATTCAATAGATTCGCATCAATCCTTTCGGCAATGCGTTCCTCTGCCATCTCCAATGTAATATACAGAACATTCTTGCCTTGCGACAAACATCCTGCCGCAGCATGACACATGAACAACGATTTACCCACACCAGTTCCCGCCAAACATATATTCAATGTCTTAGTCGGTAGCCCACCTTTGGTTATCTTATTAAAGAGATCAAGGTCAAACGGTATTCTGTTTTCATGTCGATGATAGAAGTCATATCGAGCATCCGAATCGTTGATGTAATCATGCCCCACAGTAGAGTCAAATGACACTCCAAGAGCATCACTCAGTATCTTTGGTATCGCACCTTTAGGTTTGGAATCTTTCTTGTCATCGAGGATTTGAACTGCTTCCATGATAGCATTATAGATTGCTTTGTCTTGACAGAACTTTTCGGTCTGGTCAGTCAACCATGCCATATCGGTTGGTTCGTCTTTGTCGGAGTGTATCTCACGAACAAGTTCAACAGCACTTTGAACTTCGGATTCGGTTAGGTGTTTGGATTCTGTAAAATTAATTACAAGAGATTCGTAGGTAGGTAGGTTCTTATACTGATTGATAAAGGTTTCTATTTCTTTGAATACTCTACGTTCTGTTGTGTCCGAAAAGTATTCGTCTTTGATGAATGGTATTATCTTTCTAGCATAGTCCTCATTGTAAATCAGATTCTTCAGAATAGATGTTTCTAGTCGTTTCATTTTGTGTCTGGTCAAGTAGTATCTCGGTTAGTAGGTCACCCATAATTGTATGTAATTCTGGGTCGTTTGTCAAGTCATCAATGTTATGTTCGCCAGAATCGACAATGGTATATCCAAATCTCAATCTGGCAAGCTCACCCTCTTCAACTATACCTGCTTTGCCATAGTGATATAGAACTCCCGCATACTTGCCACGCAGGATTCCTATACCAGTTACAGCATTGTCATCGGAGTCAATGAACTTGTAATCAACATCTCGTTTAAGTTTCACTGGCTTCGACTTCCAGAACTGTATCTTTTCCCATAATGTTTCCGTAGGTAATTTCATATCGTTTCCTTACATATTCTTTGAACTTCTCGCTAGCAAGAATATCATCCCAAAATTCTGCGGTTTGTGTATCATCAAATCGTTTCTTGTCACCAATCTCTCCTGTCTCTTGATCCACCTTCGCATACCAACCATTCGATGGTTTAGATACAAAGTTTCCTTCAAGTGCAATATCAAGTAGACCAGAGTATTTCTGAATACCACCATCAAACGAAACAGTCACTGGTATCTTCGACTTCTCACGCACGAATCGTGACTTCTCCACATTGATGATGAAGTTGTATCCTGTGATTTCGGTGCCAGTTTTTTCTTGCTGTCTTCCAAGAATCCAAATGGTATCTGCGGAGTAATACGAACCTGTGCCACCACCAACGATGTCTTTAGGGAACATACCAATCTCTTTGTATGTGTGATTCACTACAATCATTGGAATGTCTTTGATAGTCAAATGTGGTGTGACCATACGGAACAACGACTTCATTTGTTTCGCACGGCTCATGTCGGCAACTGATTTACCTTCAATCGAATCTTCAACTTCTTTCTTTGATGCGAGATTACCGATTGAATCGAGGATAATAATAACCTTATCACCCTTCTCAATCTGCTGTAACTGAACCATGATATCGTGCTTCAACTGCTCTACGTCAGTAATAGGAGTATGGAGCACACGATTGGTATCAATATTGAATGTATCGAAATAAGATTGAGGAGTCCCAAACTCGCTATCGTAAAATAGAACAACGGCATCTTTGTATTTCTCCATGTATGCAGATGCCATCAATAAAGCAAATGCGGTTTTGAAATGTTTTGACGGACCAGCAAACATCGTTAGACCTGGTGTTAGACCTCCATCAAGATTACCTGCGAGTGCCACATTAATCATCGGCACAGATGTTTGTATCATGTCTTTGTCAGTAAAGAACTGAGACTTAGCGAGGATAGACGAATCTTTAATCGTCGAACCTTTTTTCAATTTATCAAGAATACTCATTATCATTCCTCTATAAAAAATTTATCTAGTGTATTTGATTTTTTAATGTCTATGTGACCTCTTATCCACCCATCAGGTATTTCTTGATTCTGTTTGAGTTTTTTAGTTTCTTTTCCATTATTTACCCACTTCTGTCCTATATTGCACTTATATAAATCTGGTGCCTTTATAATTTCTCTTATTCTGTTTCTATCAATACTATATTTTCTATGTAATGCTGACTTGGTTGCACCATTATTATACTCTCTTATGATAGTCTCTATTAATTCTACACTATACTTTACTTTAATAACACCTGTTTGTCGGTCTTTCATCGCTTGACAAAACTCTTTAGACCTTTTCTTACCCTTATTTGATAATATTCTTTTTTCTACTGTAGATTGTGATTGTTTTCTACCAGTTAAAGTTTTACTAATTTTCACCTTCACCTCATCACTAGGTGATACTCCTTTATTAATTGATCCGCCATATCTCTCCAACATGGTTACTTTTCTTTTCTCTATTGTATCCTTTGATTGTTTACACCCTATTAAGGATATTCTAATTTTTTCTCTCATTTCAGGTGTAAATCCTTTACAAGACTTACGTATTTTATTTTTAGTTTCTTCTGATAATTTACGACCACTTACACCCTCACCACCGTCTGTTAGATTTCTTAATATACCAGTACCTGTATCTTTTCTACCATACCATGAGATAAAATTTTTCTCATTAGAAAATGCTTGTTCCTCCGTTAGATTCTGTAATACTAATAAAATTCTATCTTCTGGAGGAGCATCTTTTCTATATGCCCTTTTACCTCTACCTTTACCTATGTAATAAGGTGT